CGGTGGTCGCCGTATCATTCTCGTCTTTACTCCATCAAGACGACCTCAAACTCCCCTTCCTATGAATCCAGAGCTCCAAGTATGGCTCCGCGTAAAAGCGGACTGCGAAGCATCGATCGAAAAGCACGGCGCAATCATTGAAGCGCTAACCGACCGGGGCCAGTTGGTAATCCGAAGCAACCCGGCTATTGCTTCACTGGCCCAAGCCAAGCGCATGATTGAAAAACTGCGCAAAGAAGAAAACAACCAAATGACCCTAGAGCTATGACCTGGACCGAAGAAACCATCGAGCGGTACTGTGTACTTACTGAAGATGCCGCAGCTGGCACCCCGGTCAAGCTTATGGAATGGCAGCGGGACCTTATCCGCCGGAGCGAAGGCAAGCGCATGGTTTGGCTGGAGATCCCTCGGAAGAATGGTAAAAGCGCATTCATTGCTATGCTAGCCATTGCCCACCTACTCAAAGGCTGGAAGGATAACTCAAACCCGCAAGTAATAATCGCGGCAGCCACCAGGGAGCAGGCGGGCGTACTGTTCGGCTACGTCCGGAACACTATTTTAATGAACCCGGTACTGAAGCAGGCGCTGATACCTTACCGAAAGGAAATCCACCTACTTAACAAGCCTGGGTTTCTAAAGACAATCACCAGCGACGGCCTGAGCAACCACGGAGCAAACCCTTCGCTGATCCTATGCGACGAAATCCACGCATGGAATGAGCACAAGGGACCGGAGCTGTGGGAGGCGCTGCGCACATCGATGGCCGCACGCCCTAGCCAAATGATAGCCATTACAACCGCAGGCGGAGCCTTCACCTTTGCGCACAAGTGGCACGAATATGCTACCAAGGTACTGAACGGCGACGTAGACGACCCCAGCTTCCTGCCCATAATCTACGGAGCCAAAGACACAGAGGACCCGCACGATCCTGCAGTTTGGGCAAAGGCAAACCCTAGCCTAGGCGTGACCGTTACGATGGAGTACCTGGAGGAACTGAGCCGCACGGCTAAGTTTGACGAGCCTACCCTTTTATCACTCCGGAAGCTGCACCTAAACCAATGGGCCGGAAGCGCACAACCGTACATTGAACTAGGCAGCTGGAACCGCTGCCTACAAAAGGAGCCCGCCGCACTAGGTACCTGGCGCTGTTATATGGGCGTCGACCTTGCAGCTGTGAACGACTGGACCGCCTACGTCCTACTTTTTTGGGATGGAGGGGAGCGCTTTTACACGAAGCAGTTTTACCAAATCACCCAGCACTCCATGGACAAGCGAAAGAACCGCTACCCGAACCTGGTGCGCAACTGGATGAAGGGCGGGCACGTCGAGGTAATCGAGGGCGAGGTAAACACCACGCCGGACCGCGTGCGCAAGATCTTCGAAATCTGCGAGGCTTACCCAGTGGAGGCTATCTTCTTTGACCCATGGAACGCAGCGGAAACAATCGACCAGGTACGGCAGCGCTACGGTGCAAAGTTTTGTTTTGAGGTACGGCAGGGCGTCCTAATGATAAACGAGCCAATGAAATTACTCTACCGCCTGGTGCAGCAGAAGCGCATAGGGCACGACGGCAACCCAGTGACTGCCTGGCACATTTCAAACACAAACCTACAAATAGACAAAAACGACAACTGGACCTTCAACAAATCCAAGGCTCCGGACAAGATAGACGGCACGGCTGCGCTCATTACAGCGCTGGCCGGATACGTCCACAACGCACAAGCAAATACTTCAGTTTACCAAACTGAAGATATTGTTTTCGTATAATTTGGATGCATAGAATGTAATTCGTAACCTTTGCGCAATGGCCTCCTTTCTTCAACGAGTAACCCGAAGCATTTCGGGAATTATTAATCCGAAGCCTTGGCTTTTCCAGCTGATAGGTGGAGGCCAAACCAACGCCGGAGAAACAGTCAACAGCAACAACGCGCCCACGGTGCCCACCGTCTACGCTTGCGTTTCCCTGATTTCCGATACGATCGCTTCGCTTCCTTTTCATTTATTCGCGCAAACGGAGCAGGGAAAGGTCCGCGTGGAGGGCCAACTTGACCAGCTTGTAAGCCGCAAGCCTTCCGAGGCATACAACAGCTACTACTGGAGGCAGGCGCTTATTAATAGCCTGCTGCTACGCGGCAATGCCTATGTGCTGCCAGTCCGGAATCGCGGACGGATTACGGCCTTGGAAATGATAGACACCGATTTGGTGACCATCGATACCACCAGCGGCCGACTGATCTACAGCCTCTACCTTCCCGGTGGCATTACCATGCGCCTGGAGCCTTCGCAAATAATCCACCTCAAGGCGTGGACCATCGACGGCATCAACGGCTTGAGCCCCATTATTTACGCAAAGGAAACCATCGGCACGGCCATGGCGGCGAACAAGCACCTCGGCGGTTTCTACGGAAACGGTGCAATGCCTAAAGGTATTTTGCAACTGGATGGCAGCATTCGCGACGTGGAGCGCTTAAAGGACCTCGGCCGCCAGTTTGACCAGCGCTACTCCGGAGCCAACAGCGGCAAGACCGCCGTACTGACTGCCGGGGCCGAGTACAAGCCCGTGAGCATTTCAATGCAGGAGGCACAGTACATCGAGAGCATGAACTTCAGCGTAGAGGAAATCTGCCGCATTTTCAAGGTACCACCTCACAAGGTGGGCCACTTGCAAGGCAGCACCCAAAGCGGATCTATTGAAGCGCAAAACGCACAGTTTGTAAGTGACTGCATCCGCCCGCTTTGCGAGCAGATAGAAATGGAATTCACCAACAAGCTGGTAACCGGAGCGCTAGAGTTTGAACTCGACCTCAAGAGTTTAATGCGCGGCGACATGATGGCCCAGGTACAGCGAAACGTGAGCTACTGGAACATCGGCGCAATTAGCGCTAACGAAATCCGCAAGAGCGAAGGCCTGGCACCCATCGAGGGCGGCGACGAATACAATAAACCAGCTCACATGAGCACAATGGGCGACATACAAAATGGAACAATCGATCGAGAAGAAGGAGATCCGCAGCTTACCGCTTAACGGCGGAGCTGAGGAAGGGCTCATCTTTGGCTACGCAGCCAACTACGAGGCCTACGATATGGGCGCTTTTAACGAGCGCATAGAGCGCAGCGCTTTTGCCGAGGTGGACAGCTTCGATATTCACGCGCTTTTGAACCATAACTACGACTACGTCCTAGCACGCCGGAACAAAGGCAAGGGCACGCTAGAACTGCGCGCGGACGACCAGGGGCTGTACTTTGAGTTTACGGCACCTGAAACCTCCACTGGAAAGGAAGCCCGCACCCTAGTGGAGCGCGGCGATTTGGATCAGGCATCCTGGGCCTTTACTGTGGCAGAGGAGCGCTGGGAGAATGTAAAAGGAAAAAAGCCCACCCGCGTAATCACGAAGGTGGCCGAGATCTACGACATAAGCCTCACGCCGCGTGGCGCAAACCCATCTACCGCTGTTGCGATGAGAAGCCTGGAGATGGCGCTCGCGGCTGAGGTAGTCGAAACCGAAATTAATTTAACCCCCATACAAATGGAAACAAAACCCGAAGGCGCCGAGAATCCAGGCGCTGGAGTGGACGCCTCAGCCTTCGCTGGTGGTTTCTCCGCTTCACAGAAAAAAGACCTCCGCTCCTTTAACATCGTTAAAGCAATCCGCGAAGCACGCAACGGCAAGCTGACCGGAATCGAGGCAGAAATGAACCAGGAAGGTATTGCCGAGCGCAACAAGCTGGGCGTAGAAAGCCGCGGCGAAGGCCAGGCAGCTATCCACATGCCTGAGTTTTTGAACCGCGAACTTCGTACCAATACCGTAACTGGTGGAACTGGTGGCGATTTGGGCGGCGATTTGGTCTACACAAATCCAGGCCGCTATGTGGATTTCTTGTACCCAAACACTCCAATGCTGAACTTGTGTTCTGTAGCCGAAGGCTTGACCGGAAACGTACAGTTTCCCGTGCAGGACTCTGACTACACGCTTAACTGGAATACGGAAACCGGCGCAGCTTCTGCCCAGGACTTGACCTTCTCTACGCTGTCGATGTCACCAAAGCGTGCCGTTATTGCAGCCGCTGTATCTAACCAATTGTTAGCACAAGAGTACAGCCAAGGCATCCAGGCTCGAATGATTAACCAGCTCAACCAATCTTTTAACAAAGGACTGGAGCAGGCAGTTTTGACCGGAAGCGGATCCTCTAATCAGCCTACTGGTATCTATACCGCTTTAAACGGCACGGCTCAAGATTTGGCTTTGGGCGCTATCAGCTACGACGATTTGGTAGACATGGAGGCCTTGTTGGCTGCTAACAACGCACTTGGCGGACGCCTGGGCTACGTTACGCACCCTAACGTAGTGGCTAAATTGAAGAAGACCAAAGTTGACGCTGGCTCCGGCCGCTTCTTGGTAGAGGGAATGCTTGACCCAGTACAAACCGCCAACGGTTACAATATCTACAGCACGACCTTGAGCAAGAAGACCAGCGGAACTCCTGATACCTACGGTATCCTTTTCGGTAACTTCGAAGACGTGCAAATCGGCTTTTGGGGCGGTGCTACTTTGTTGATTGACCCCTACACTGAAATGCTTTCTTCTACGGTCCGTATCTACGTGGAGCGCTTTATGGACATCAAAATTTTGCGTCCTAAGAGCTTCGTAATCGCTGACGACGTAACGATCTAATGACTACAATTGACTTCACCCCCGCAGCCATTAACCTCAGCGAGGTAAAGGCTTTCTGCCGAGTAGACGGAAGCGCAGACGATAGCCTGCTAACTTTCCTTTATAACGCGGCCTGTGACGAAGCGCTCAGTTATGCGCAGGTGGTGGTGGGAGTCGCAACTGTTACCGTGGTGACCAATTGGGAAGCTGAAATAACGCTTCCCTTTTGGCCCATCGGGGCAGTTACCTACGTTAAGGTGGACGGCGTGGCCGACACCGAATACACCCTATTAAATGGACGCCTAACCCCTTCCGAGGAAGGCGATAAGCTGGAGGTAGTTTACGCGGCAGGCTGGAATACCAGCACGCCCAAGGATGTAATCCACGCGATCTACCAACGGATTAAATTTGGCTTTGACTACGGCGACGACTTGCCGCAACCAACGCCGCGCTTTTTTGACCGCGTACTGTTCCGCTACAAAAACACGCTTTGACCCTAGACCGCCGCATAACTCTCTACAGCCCAACTGTGAGCACCAACAACAGCGGGCAGGTACTGCGCTCCTTTTCGAGCGCTGGTACTTGCTATGCCATGCTGGTGATTAACGAAGCAGCGGGCACTGAGGCTTTTGTGAGCGACCAAATGCAGAGCAGCGCTACAGTAATTTGGCGCGTGCGCTACCGGACGGACATCCTAGGCAGCTGGGAGCTGGAATTCAATAGCCAGCGCTACGAAGTAATCAGCGCCTTGCCTGAAGGCCGCAAGCGATACACGCTAATCAAGTGCAAACTCAAGGACAATGCCTAAGCAAAAGGGAATTGTTGGCCTTGATGAGCTCAGAAAGAAGCTTCAGAATGCACCGGAGAAAATCCGACTGCAGGAGCTGTACGGTGCCCTTCGCCAGGAGGCCACCCCACTGCGCAACGCGGCGCGGGCTGCCGCTTACGAAGACGTTACCAAACCAGGTACAAAAGACCTCTTCAAAAGCATTAAGGTGACCCGCGCACGCGTCCGCGCTTGGCGTGACCAGATTGCTGTATGGATAGGACCAGTCCGAGTGCGCAACCGTAAAGGTGACGCTCAGGCTTACCCTTTCATGCAACTGTACGGACGCCGGGCAAATGGCACCAACAAAGGCTACAAAGCAAAGGACTACATGGGCCAGGCTTGGGACCAGCTCGGCGCAGCTAGCCGGGCAAAGATTGACCGCATGGGCCGCAGTAAGTGGCAGCAAGAACTTAGACGCGCCCTCCAGTGAACTACTTGCAAATCATTCGCGACAAACTGGTAGCCGCTCAGGCGCTGCCCGTTTATGCTATGGCCGCGCCCCAGGGCACGAAGGTAGATCACATTGTGCTACAGATCGACAGCATCGACGTGAGCGAAACCAAAGACGGCTACCGAATGCAGACCGTAAACGCGGAACTGTACATCTACCAGGCTTCGGCTGACAACGCACAAACTACCCTCCAAACCATCCGCACCTACCTGGCAGCGAATGGGAACAGTACATACATTTCCGCCTGGATGACAAACGCGCAGAGCCTTTTTAATCAGGACGAGGAAACCGTACTTTTGATAGCCGATTTCACTTTCACAATTAAAACTACCTACTAATGGCAACATCTTCAGGCACCGAATTCCGGCTCCTATTGAGCACGGACGGCACCACGTTCAAAGGCTTAGCAAACGAAACGGAATGTTCGTTTGACATCACAAGCGAAACCCGCGAAACCACCAGCAAGGACAGCGCAACATGGCGTACCTATGTTTCTAGCGCAAAGGCTTGGAGCGCTTCAGGCAGCGCCCTCTTTGGTGACGACGACGCTA